AAGCCTGCCGCTACAGTTGCTTGCTGAGCTACGGGTGTTGCTCCGTAAAACCCAACAAGAGTAGCTGCTGAACCGCCAACTTGCACAGGTACACCTGTACGACCTACGTTAGTGGTTTCGCCTGAATTACCATCACCTATTTGATACGCCATACTATTTCTCCTTAAATGTTACCGTCGGTAATCGTACTATCAGGTCTACTAACCACCACCTTGTACACTTGCGCGGCGGTTGGTGTAATAGAACTTGCTGTATTATTACTAAAAGTTATCCCTAGTGTATTTGCTGCCGAAACCCTTGAGCCAACAATACCCAGACCAGCTTGCGCTGTAGGTTTGTTAATACTCACCACATCTCCGACTCGAAGGCCGTTGACAGTGAATGTTTGCTCTGCTGTGGTATTAAGCACAATCAGAGCAGGTGACAGCGTTACCGAGATAACGGACTGAGTTACTAAATTACCTGATACGTAGCTCATAGGTTACCCCCACATACGAACAGCCATTTGCGGACGGATGACTGAGAATCCGTACAATACGTCGATACGGCAAGGCATACGGTCATTGTTAATGTCGTATTGACGAACAATACGCATCGAAATGCCATTATGAACTTGACGTGAGGCCATATCTACTCCTTGTGGAAGCAGCAAGTCGGCAGTTGCAAAGGTAATCGCATCCTTCTGATACAGCAAGTTTTGCGGGTACGCAGTCGAAGCAGCGCCAGTGAAGGTGATAGCAGCGTTATCTGCTGGGAACGCGTCAATAGTTGCTAAAGCATTACCCGCCGTGTACATTGGAGGTGAGATAGCAACGCTAGTCCATGCGCCAGAAGAAGCGGTAGCAGTAGCAGTACAAACGAACTGTTGCAAACTGCCGGTAGTTTGGCGAGTTTGTGGGTTCACTGAGTATACGCCAGCAATCGTAAACACGTCACCTTGTACAATAGTAGCAGTAGTAGTACCGCCATCAAGATTGATGGTAGCTTGACCTTGCGTACTAACTGCACCGTTAACCAGAATAGTATCTGTGGTCGAACGTGTACCAGTGGTGTGAGTTACGATAGACTGTGACATATTGACTTCATCATAGCCCAATACGCCTTCGCCCATCATACCGTTCTTGAACTGACGGGAGATAGTGCCGGACGGATTGAAAAAGCCCTTCATGCCTTCAACCAAGTTAGCGTTAGCTGCTGGGTTTACAGTTGCGTACCTGTTGTTCATTGGCGATGCAAACTCATTCATCTTTTGGTTACCTTGCAGCAATACCAAAGAAGTTGAAGGAGTAGTACCAGGAGTACCAACAGAGGAGTAGATGCTCTTGTAAGCAGAAGCTACGTCATTGTCGATGCTAGAGGCCAACTGGGAAATACGCGGTTTAAGTACACGATCCGCAAAGTCGTCTAATTGCATTGTCAGCTCGGCGCTTGTGAAGTTAATGCCGATATGCTTTTGCGAAGAAACGGTCAGGGTTGTGAATTGCTCATTGTCGTCCTGTACTTGCAGGGCGGCTCCATCAGTTACTAGAGCGCGATCTGGTAGACGGATACGCAGAGTAGATCCAATTTTTGCACCTTCAACGGCAAAAGAGTCGTCGTAGGCACGGTTACAGTTACGTGTGATTACCAAGTTGTTCTCTAGAATTTCTAGAGACTTTCTGGTAATCATGTCAATCGTTAAAAGGCTATTCGCCATGTTTTATTCTCCTTAAATATATCAATATGTCTTAGACTCCTGCTTCTTTACCTGTCTTGCTCTTTCGGCGTTGATCCATTCTGTTGTCGTCATAGTTTTCATAGAACGAGGGTCAGTTGTATCATACGCCGGTGAGCCACTGCTTTTGGCAGTAACTGGTGAAATCGGTGCAGGCGCACTAGACGTTCTTTTTACTGGTGGATCAGAAACCAACTTGGCTTCCAATTTTCCTATCTCTTTAGCCTGCGAGATTGGTGACAAACGTGAGATACGCTCCGCTTCCTTCGGATTAGCGCCAAGATAGTATGCTACATCTGGCCCTGCCTCGGAGGACTGAATCGCCTCTGCCATCATGGGAGTAATTCGTATGCTTGGGTTGTACGCGACTTGTTCAAAGTCATCGTACTTAGTCCTTGCATCTTCCTCTTTCTCGTGATAAGCCTCAAGAATGTCCGACTGTTGCTTCTTGTTGTCCCGTTCTATAAGTAGCTTTTCTGCTTTCTGCAAAGCCAGTGCATCGGCATAAGCATCAACAGTTTCAAACTGCTCAATAGGCGGTACAACAACAGGCGCTTGTGGACGATCTCTTTCCCACTTTCGCTGCTCTCTTGCAAGCCTCTTACCAATAGCTGCATCAAGTTCCTCCTGAGAGAATGACTTGGCTTCCGACGGTGCTTCTACAGGTTCCGGTGTTGTCGTGACTACCGGTTCCGACGCGGGTTCAATCGCTTCTTCCATTTTGACTCCTAAGAATCCCTAGCTAACTGAGCTAGTGCAGTTTAAGTCTTAATTATATAACATAAAGCGTAGTACGGAGGCATATTAGCATTAACGCCACTCACGCCTGTTGAAGCGTTGGTTGTAGTAATAATAGCAACTCCGGTTCCTGTGTTAAGGGTATAGGGTGTAATTACAGGGTATTGGTTAGCTCCATTGCTTTGGGCAATAGCACTTGTGTACCCTGTCTGTGTATGCACGTGACCTGCATCTGTTGATGTCGCTGTATGGGTGTGAGCTACAGTAACCGAATCCGTACTACCGCCCGCAGCGTCAGGTGCATAAAGATTACCCGCACCAAGTATAAACCTATCTGCTAAATTTGGTGTGCTATACGCTCCATTGCACAATAGCCATCCAGCCGGTATAGACGCTACCGATCCACTCCACAGGATTATACCTCCTACCGGTATGGCTGCTACAGCGCTTAGCTGTACAAAAGCTGTAGTGGCTAGCTGAGTAGTGTTAGTACCACTTATTGCAGTAGGGGCTGTAGGTACACCGGTAAAGGCTGGGCTAATGTTAAGCCCGCCCAGATTATCGGAAGTCCATATAGTTACGTCATTAGAGTCTTTAAGCACAAACTTGTACGAAGCAGGAGATAGCCAAATAGCTGCCTCACCTCTAGTATCAAGTATTACTGGGTTAGTATTAGCTGTAGCTCCGGTATTGTCGGTATAAGTTGCTAATGGAGTAGTCGTACCCGCCGCGTATGTGTATACCTTTCCACCGATTAGCGGTGCGCCAGCAGTTGTTGTAAACTGCATCAAGGGACTAGCTGTTAAAGTTATCATCCGTTAAACTTTCTAAATGGTGTCCATCTGCATACAAACTGGCCGGAGGGCTTCCAGCCAATACTCGCCTCATAGCACTTACCGTTACCGCGATCCTTTACAAACTTATACTGAAAGTACCCGTCGTACTTAACCAGGTACTCACCTTCAACAGCAGGTGCGCGATCAGAAGGGTTAATGCCTTCCTCGGATAGTACCATTAATGGTGACTTTGCGCCTAGTATTGAGTATGCAAATCCGTACGCATTGTTACGATATAGCCACATGACACGCAGTATGTAGGTATATATTACATTTTGAGAGCCTCTCAACCAACTGGTAGCTTCGATAAACCTTGGTTCTTTGCCATCCAAGGTATCGTCGTAGGTCTGAAACCATCTGAGCCATGAGGGTAAGTTGCCATCGCTGTCTGCGAAGATAGGCAATAGGGGATTTATACAGTAACCTATTAGGTTAACTGTGAAGTCTAGGATTAGGTAGATTAGGAAGCGTGTGTACATTATGCTGGCTCTGGTACGTTGCCTTCAGCAAGCCATGCTAAATAAGCGATGTAGTCTGTGTTGGCAGGGTCGAAGGGGATGCAACCGCCATCTGTTGTGCGGATTATTGCACCATCTACAATAGAGCCATCTAAATTTTTATATTGTTTATACATTTATAACTCCGATGAAATAAGTAATATTCCAGATTCATTTGGAATCATTCCAATAGGTCTATTTAAAGTCAATCCTGTAAAGTTGGCAAAATTAACAAATACACCTTGTGGCGTAACACGAGTTCCAGAATTTATTACTGCACTAGCAGAAGATTGAGTGTAGTCGGCAGTAGTAAAATCAGAAAATTTTGCAGCGGCACTTAAAGATAAAGTTGGGGAAGCCCTCATTTCAACTGAAAAATTTATTACGGAACTTACAGTTGTTGTTGCTTGACCTGCACCCATCATTCCTGTTGCTTTTTGGAAATACCTCTGACACAAAGCCAACTCAGTCCCATAAGGTCGATAGTCGAATGATGTGGCAGTACTACCGCGCTCTAGTTGTACTCCTGTGATGTAGAAGGTTGCACCGTTAGTTCCAATAACAGATACAGAACCTGTTGATTGAATATAATAATTGCTAGACCAAGAGCCCGCAGTTCCGCTAAGTGTAGAACCACAA